TTCCGCTACCGCCTCAGTGTACGATGTTATTGCAGACTGATCCTGCGTAAGCGCGGCTGTCTCGTCAACCGACACGTTTATTGTCAATACAACCGACTGCGACTCCGTGATGGTGTTATACCCACCACACGCACCACTACCCCAAGCCCCTACACCCCATGCCGTTTGTGCGGCAAGATTCTCGTTAACCGCTACCTGAAAAACTGCACCGCCCGTCTGAGTCTCCGCAATCGCTACAGATTCGTCAACTGAACCGGAAAATATTTGAGATACTGTCTGACTCTCGGATAAGGCAATGGTGTCTGTAACGCTGTCAGCAAAGGTCTCACCCCCGCCCCAAGCGTTAGAACCCCAAGTACCTACGCCCCATCCGACGGCCATGATTAGGTCAATGTAGCAGAGTACAACACAGCGATTGAATCACCACTTACAACAGCTTTAGAACTTGAAAAATCACCAGCAGAGAACAGAGTACCTGTTGTGTTGTCAATCGTAGCGCTGCCACCAATATTGATAAAGCAGCCTGCAACCGTGCCGGTTGATGTAATTGAAAACGTAGAAGCAGAAGACGTAGCCTTAACACCCGCTGCAGCCGCACTAAACGAAGGCGTTTTGCGGCTGCCAGAGTATGTAGGAGCGTTGGCCAAACCAACTTCTAACCAACCGGCGTGGGAAGCCTGCGTATCTGCAACGTTAGCAGAGCCAGTGCCTTTCAGACCCATGACTACTGCACCAGCGGCTGAGTTACCAAGAATAGTGTCCAGCGTCAAATTCTTGCCCACGGTTGTGACCAAGTTCTCAATGGCGTCTTCCCATTTTACGTTACCATCTTTGTCATAACAAACGGCATGATACGCGCCATGAATTGTCATGGTATCTTCGGGCTTAGTGTTATAGCTACACGCCGCGTGGACACTGTCAGTAGCGTGAATTTTTTCAATAGTCATGATGACTCCTTAATTAGAAGAACGAATCAATGCTGCTGTTGCTGTGTTTGCAGGCATTGTAATAGTGAAGTTGGTAGAAGTCTTATCAGACCCAAAGTCCAACACAGCAATCGATTTGTTACCTTGAGTAACGTTGTAAATCAAAGCACAACGAGCCGTTACCGATGCGTTAAACACTACATCTGCAAAATCCACATACGCTGTATAGCCAGATGAATTGATTGTTACGCCAGTCAAAGCCACACCACCTGCAACGTATCCAGTACCAGTAACTTCATTGGTTGTGCTGTACACAGTGGTGGTTTCATTTAAATCTGCTTCTGCGGTATACAAAGCAATCTTCAACGTGTTCGTGGATAGATTGTGAACGCCCGTATACAACTCAGTTTTAAAACTTGTTGTTTGTGTTTGGACTATGCTACTCATGTCACAGGTATCCGGTACTGGCCATCTCGATAAGCATCCATACGTTGCTTACCATCGCCAAAGTTTTTAAGTAACCCAATTGCTTGTGCGTACAACTTATCGTACACCGCTGTGTCTGCCGCTTCACCCTTCATAAACCGCAGGGCTTCAATCAATGCGCCGTTAAGAAGAGCACTGTCAAAGTTGTCACCAAGATACGTTGTACCTGCGGTCACAATAGATTCTGGGTAATAAAAATAATGCAATTCAGCGTTGTAACTAGCGTCTGGCGTTGGGCCGATAATGAGCGTTAACTCATTTACATTGTCTGACCGTGGGCCAAAGATAGCGTAGTGTTTTGGCAATCCTGTACTCGTAGGATTTGGATACGCTTCACGCATGAAGTTCACATCTTTGTTCAACAAGTACAAATAATCGCCGTTTGCTTTAATTACTGCAAGTGAATAAGGCGAAAGAAAATCAGTTGGACATTGCAAATATTTGTTGCCCGTCGTTAATGCGCCGGTAACGTTCTTGCGTAAGTTAGCCAACTGCACCGTGTTGTAAATCTTCTGTTCCGCTTGTTGCGTGAACATAGCCAAAGACACATCTTCGAAATTGTTTTCGCAGATGTCAATGATTTGGGCTTTCAACTCGGTGTAGTTCATGTCTACCTTTTAGGCCATAGGGCCGCGTGCCATTCTGCCTTTGGTTTGGGCTTTACCGCCACGCACCATAATACCTGATGTTTTTGTAGGTTGATCACCAGCAAACTTGCTGATGTTGCCAACGCTCATGTTAACGACGTCGGCTTTGCTGTGGTTACCACCACTACCGGGATTCTCAGCAACAGTCACGCCCTTACCACTCATCGTGTGTGGCTTGGCGTAAGCAGATGCGGGTTTGTTGTTTACTGTAGCCATATTAACCTCGCTTCTGTGCGGCAATTTTTGCCAAACCACGGCCCATAGTCTTCATGTCCGCGTTAGTTTTACCACCACCAGAACGGCCTTTGCCGCCAGTCTGGATGCCAACTGCGGGGCCGCTATTACCCAAATTTTTGCCTTCGGTTTTGCCTTTTTTGGCGACGCCGTCTGCGGATCGTGTGTATGCCATAGTGATCTCCTTCAAGATATTGATACTGTACCAACAAATGTCGTTGCAACCAAGTAGTTTGGCGTTAGATCGACATCAAAATTACGAGCGCCACCCACGGGCAGCCAACCCCACTGAATGTCCCGAGAACCACCGGTCAAACTACCAGTAGCATTTACACCGGCAGTAACGTATGTTGTATCCCTGCGCGGATTGCGTAGAGCCTGTGGGTCATCCACTGGGTACATACCCAACTGCAACTGCGGCTGATCGGGATCCCAGCACTCATTACAGACCAAGATGTTGAACCTTTTGGTCTTGATAATTTCTTCTTTAAGATTGCGCAGGCGAAACTGAAAACCACAGCGATCACATATCGCAATGGCTATCTTGCCGGACGCAAATCTATTTCCCATTACACACCACTCCCAAGGAATTGACGGCGAGGCACAAATCGAATTGCGGCCTTCTCGCGGTCTTCACCTGCGGCAAGGTCAAACTGTGTGTCATACGCCTCTTTAAGCATGGGGAGACGCTGTATCAATTCTGGTACCTTCATGGCAATGTAGTAGGCCAAGCCCGCCACCACGCACGGTAGGAAGCGGAAATTCATGTCGGCTGTCTCTACACCAGCACCAGCATCTTGGATGCGGCGTAGGCGGTAATACACGAGCGTGTACTGTTGCGAGTTATCAGGTGTGAGCCAGAGTGTCACGGCTGGTACGTTGGGGTTGTAGACAGTTGCACCCGTAGTGTGCGCCGCTGCCGTAGTGTTTTGTTGACCACGGAAACAGTTATATAGGGTATTCCCTGTAATGTATCCGTAGTTGATGATCTCGTTGTCCAGCTTAATGAAGCCAGTTCCTGCTAGGTTTGACGCGTCAGCCAGCGTGATTGTTGTGGCTGTAGACGTAATCGTGCCAACCAAAGTTGTTCCAACAGGGGCTGTCTCGCCACTCATGCGCTGTACCCAAATCTGAATGGGACGACCCGGCGCTAACTTGTTAGGGATGGTAGCGTACGTAGATACACTGATACGTGTGATGGTGAGATCAGCCTGTGTAGACGCTGTGTTGCCGCCCGTACGGATGACATGCTCTAACAAGTCAATGGTGTCATTGGGCAGGGCGTACGTGTTCTGACCCGGTACAAGGGGGATGGTTCCCTCCTCGATCGTCCACATGTTGATACCACGGTTTTGCCACTCAATGGTCATCAGGTTCATGGAACGACGCGCAGTGCGTAGATCGTAGCCAGAACGCATCTCTCGACCCGCACGCTCCCACGCCTCTTCAGCGATTTCGGTGAAGTCAAGATTAAAGAAGGTCGAGCCGGTAGTGGTCATTTTTAGTACATCTTTCCACGGGTTTTACCACGTTTAGCAATACCATCACCACGGCTAGAGGCAGAAACTTTACCGCCTTTTTTGTACGTATCCCCAGCGGCGTTCATTTTGTCGTTTGCAATGTATGCCCCCAACTCGCCATACGATTGACGCAAACCTTTTTCAGCGGCTCGTTCTGCGGCTTTTATCATTGCGCCTTTATTACTTCGCGCTTCCCGTTCGGCCAAAATTTCTTTAGGTTTTTTATGAAACCCAACATTTTTCCAAGGGTCAAGACCGGATGGCGGAATATTTGATCCTATTTCGGGGGTATCAAACTTACGCGACTGGGCTTTTTTATTAACCATATTTTTTATTGCAGAAGCGGCGGCTCTACCGGGGCCGATAAGTAGTCCCTCTAACGTAGTGTCTTGCTCAATTGCATCTTCTTCAGCCGTAGGTAAATTACGATTGCCTTTAGCATCGTATTTTTCTAATACGCTTCTAAATTTTTTAACCATTATCTAAACCCTGCTGTTTTCTTTGCAATAGTTTTAGGTTGTGCTACAAACTGTTTGCCTGCCGCCTTACCTGCTCTTTTAGCTTTGGTTGTAGCCGCGTACTCAGAGGATGACAGAGACTTGATAGCTTTCTCGGGCAAATAACGCTCTCCCGTCTTACTCGACGGCTTGCCAGACTTGGTGCGCCACTTCTGGTCACCCCAATCTTTTAGCGATTGCTGAGGTGCTTTCAATCTTTGTAGCCTCCACCGGCTTCCTTGTATCGTTTAGCCATCAACTGAGCCTTACGTGCTGACCACTGGCCTGCGCCTGTGCCCTGTACTGCGGCAGCTTTGACGCTGTTAAAAATCCGTTTGCGAAGGCTGGGCTTCGTGTAGTTTCCAGCTTCGTTCACTTTTGATTTTACTTTACCGCCTTCTTTGTACTGCGTGAAGTCCGTGTTATCCCGTCGGGCTTTTTGCTTCCCTTTGGGCATCTTGCTTGGGGATATGGCCCCCATGCCACGGCTGGCGATCATGATTACGCTCTTGTCTTTCCACGAATGGCACAGCCATCGGCGCGTTTAGAAGCGGAGCCACCGGCAGAAAACTTGCGTGGAGCAGATTTTCCGTCAATGTCTTGCGGCACAGGCATGCCTTCACGAAACACTGTGTCCTTTGGAGGTGCAGGTTTCTTAGGTGCAGGTTTTTTAGCCGCAGGTTTAACTACAGGTTTAGCCGCTGGTACACCTTCTGGATCAGTTGGTGGTTTGCCCATTTCGGCAGTGTAAATACCACCGTCGTTAAAACGTTTCATGATAGTTCCTTAGCACTTGCCACCAGATTTCATCTTGATCTGCGTAGCTTTAGTGAGGCCACGTTTAGCAATACCGTTTGCAGACTTTGTAAAGCCGCCAGCAGACATTTTAGTCATGCCGCCATGAGCCAACTTAGTCATAGACTCGCCTTTGTGCAAACGACCTTCGTGTTTGTTCACGGCCTTTTGCATCATGCCTTTGTCTTGCTTCATGTCTGCTTTAGCCATGCCGCCTTTAGCCATCTTGCCTTTGCCATCAGCAGCAAAAGAAGGAACCATTTTGTCGCCCTTTTTGACCATGGTCATGCCACCGTCTGCGTATCCGCCCATATTCATCTTTTTCATATCGCCACCTTTTGAAAATTTACGGCCTTTATCGGCCTCGTTAAACTCTTTACCCACAGACTGTGGGACGCCTGCTTTCTTAGCAAACGATGGGTTGTTAGCCACCGCCGCCATGAAATTATGTTGCTTCTTACTCGTCGACGGCATCACTTGCCTTCTTACGTTTAGTTAGTTCACGAACAGTATCAGACTCCCAGATACGAAGGCCGAGGTAAATGATCGTGAACAGGGAAGCCAGAGGCGGGAGCCACGTAGCCATAACGCCAATGGTTGTTAAGACCGCTGCGCCGTCTGCAACTGCTTTGGCTGTGTCGTGTTGAGTCATACCATACGTCCTTTAGTCTTGCCTTTTGTAGCGCAGCCATCAGCCGCAGTTACATAGCCACCATCCGCGCAGTTCCATGCCCTCAAAGACTTATTGATCCGTGAATCCGGATCGTTTGCCGTCTTCTCGCTGGTCAGCTTCTTTTTCATTCCGCTCATCCTCGCACAGAAAGAGTCTCGCCGGGAGCCGCCTTCTGGCTGGGGACGTTTCAAGTTCATACCTTGCGCTTTGGCAGAGGCTCGCCCTTTGGCGTTCAAGCCGCCCTCGGGGTTCTTGCCTTCTTTCCTCGTCCATGCAGGTGACTTAGCCATAGTAAACGTTTGCAGAAAGTAAGTTACTCATGCTCAAGTAGATACCGTTTTTTACCAGAACCCCCTCACCGGGGATCAACGCAAAATTACCAAACGTATCGCCTGCGCCGCTATCGTAACTAGCAATCCACAAAGATGCGTATGCCGCCACTGTTCCGGCAGCAATAGTTCCAGAGTTAACGTCTGTAACTGTAAAAGTATTTGCGCCTGTGCGTGTGATTGTGTAGTTGCCGTTAGTGCCAGATGTTCCGCTTGCTGTTGCAAACGTAAGCCCAACCACATCTCCGGTAGCCAGTCCGTGTGCGCTCTTGGTAACAGTAATAAGGGTAGCTGCCCTCTCGTATGTAGCGGCAATAGGTGCTGTAGTGGTGTCAAAAATGTCCAGTGTTCCAGCCGTAGCTGTGCCAACCATAGAAACAGCTTTGAGCCTATTACGCCCTAAGACAACAAAACCAGAGTTGTTAAGGTGGCCCGATTTAACGTCATATTGCATCATAATCAATCTCCTTTAAAAACGGGGCCGAAGCCCCTTGAGTTGATTAGGAATCTGCGAATGGTGTGGCTACAGTACCAGTGCCGTTAAGCATACCGTTAACCATGTATTTGTTGGCCGCAATTGCAACGATCTGAATCCATGTGCCTGCTACGCCGCCAGTTGTGCCGCCGTTCAAGTTAATGAAGTCGTTGGTAGAAGCAGCAGTGAAGCCAACAACTGCGCCAGAAGAATCTGTGTCAACAGACAACAAAGAACCAACAAATTTGTCAGTGCCGTCTGTACCAATCTTCAACGAACTTGTAGAGATGGTTGTAGGAACCCAGATTGTGTACACAACGCCTTCGTTGTTAAGGGTGTTTGGGTCTTGGCCGGGGCCAGATGTAACGGGATTAGTTGAAACATTGATTGCGGGCAATGTCAATGTCAATGCGGCAGCCAAAGAACCGCCAACAGAAATAATGCGACCGCCGTGAGCTTCGGGGCTTAATGTGGTTCTTGCTGTGATTTCAACAACAGAGGCTGGGCCTTGTTGATAAATGCCGCCCAATGAACGAACTGGGCCTTGAAACGTAGTACGTGCCATGATTTTTTCCTTACATACAAGTTAAGTGCATTAGTCTGTATGTCGTCAGCCGGGACTGTCTAATGCACCGGATAAGCCCGGATTAAAAGCAATATACAACAAAAGAAAAGGGGGCACAAGGCCCCCCTTCAAATATTTCCTAAGAAATATTAAGCGCCGGGCGAACCGAAGATGCCCAGAGGATCAGAAACGCCGAAGCTATAACGCTCGCGAGACTTGTAACGGGCATTGCCTGTATCGAAGTCAGCGTCCATGCTGTTCTGCAATGGAGTACGAACAAAATGCTTCAAGCCGTTAGGCACGTCAGTCATCAGGAACCAAGCGTTGGTGTCTGTCAAATAGTGGTTAATTGCATAACCACCGGCGACAGAACCGTTGTTCTTGATTGCGTTGATGTCGTTGTCAGCAGTGCCAACACGCAGTTCAGTTTCCAACAAGCGGGTTGCAACGAATTGCAAACTTGGGGGAACAATCAACTTAGTGGGCTTGGCTGCGATCAACAAACCGCGCTCGTCTGTCCAACCAGCGATCTGAATAACGGCGGCTTCCAAGGAAGTCTCGTTCAAGTCAGCGGCTGTAGAAGGACGATTGCTGTTAACGCCACCAGAAACCAAGGGGTGGGCTGTAGAGCAAAGAACTTGGCCGTCACCATAAGTGGGGCCGCCTGTAAAGGCAGTGTTCAAGATTGCAGCAGCTTTAACTTGCTTGGTGTAAGCCATAGCGCGGGCCAAAGCCTTTGTATAGCGAGCGGACAAAGAGTCATACAAGTTATCTTCGATAGCTTCTTCAGTCAAGCTGAAGCCCATCGCGATAGTCTCGTGTGTGTAACGAGCCGTAAACGCTTCTTGTGCATTGTCATAAGCGATGGCAGAGCCCTCGTTCTTAACAGGAGCAGCAGAGAAGCCGGACAGCTTGGTCTCTTCTTCGAAGGAACGCTCAGAAGTCTCAGATTCAAAGATTTCTTTGTGCTCTTCGCCGTACTTCTTATATTCCAAACCAAACAATGCGTTCAGGCCGGGGAGAAGTTCTTTAAGTAGTTGTGCGCGTGAAATAGCCATGATTTATGCTCCTTATACGCCAGTAGAGTTGTTGTACTGGTGCATTGTTGCGTTTATCTTAACAATAAATTCAACAAATGTATCAGAGCCTGTTGCTGTCTCGCGAACCACATCAATGATGCGGATAGGCAGCGTATTGGTAGTAGCTTGAGTGCCTTCATCAATAGCCACTGATGAATTACCAGTAATGGTAGAGCCAGCGGTTTGAATCAAAGCAATGTTGTTACCAATAGCAGAAATGCCCATTCCAGCCACGGTTGTGCCTGAAGAACAAGAGACTACTTGGAACAGTGTATCAGGATCATCAGCGACCACAGCGAAGATTTTAGTCCCCGAAGCAATTGCTTGACTGGCTGGATAGTACTGTTGTTGCTGGACTTGGCCAGTCGACTGGTTGACAAAACTTACGCCTAGAAAAACACCGTTAGGCGTGGCAGTTGTTGTGCCAGTGTCCTTTTCGATAGTGCCATCAGACACGCGTTTTACCAAGTCACCATAGAAAATGCTGGTGGCGTAGCCACTCGCAATTTCCATCAGGCGGGTTGAACCCGCAAATACCTGTCCACCGATTAGGTTTACAGGCTTAAGACCGTAAGGGGCCGAGACTGTAGGGTATGCCATTTAAGACTCCTAAAAAATTAAGTACCTTTGCCAAAAGTCACCTTCGTTGTTCGCTCATTGAAAAGCGGCATACGAGGATCATTTTCGCGCATGAGATTGTGGTCTACCGAGCGCATTTGAGACACAGCTTGATCTTGGAAGAACCCGTTGCGGTCTTGTACCATCTCGGAAGGGGTTTTGCAAAGCATCAAACCACCGATAACGACGTTGTCCTTGAAGCGATCATTCTCAACTCCAGCAACAAAAATCTCGGGGTGATCAACTGCCTTAACGGGCTCCCAGCCCTCTCGGAGTTTTAGGGACACATTCATAGCATCTAACTCGCCACGTGTGCTGATTCGAACCCAATGAAAGTCATAGCCCGGCTCCGGATTAGGGGAGGGTAACGTATCTGGACGAATCCAATTACGCTTACGAACCGTTTGTTCACGAGTTTCCAGTTCACGATTTAGTCTGTTCTCAGCCATTTTGTTTCCTTATTTCCAATGCAACCTGTTTGGCGTAGTCTTCTAAAGACACTCCGAGTTTTTTTGCCAGTGCAACTTGCGTGCGTGTCAGCGTAATCTTTTTAGGGGCAACGCTTCGTGTAGCCGGTGCAACAACATTCGCCTTACGGCGAGGCTCTTCAGTCTCTAGGTCGTTGCTCTCGTCAGTAAACTGCTCTGGGAACAACTGTCGCATACGGGAGTTGATCTTCTCGTAGTAATCGTCAGATTGCGGGTTGACGCCCTGTTTGACAAGTTTTTGGTGCAACCCCAGCGCAAAACTTGTCATCTCATCATCATCTCCAAACCACTTATTCTTGGATTGCCAAGCCGTAGCCCGAGTGTCAACAGACGGTGCTGGGGTGTTGTAAGCAGTTTGTACATCAAAATTATCTTCCTGTAAAGGGGGTAATTTGATGTTATTTACGCGATTAGCCTTAAGTGTTGCGTTTGTGAGCGCTTCTTGCGCTTCTACAAGGGCTTTTGAGTCCCCCGCTTCGTAAGCACGTTTGTACTTACCTTTTGCGTTAACAACTTCCTGTGCAACCTGTTTCTTGGCCTGTTCAAGCAGAACTTCTTGGTTTTTATTGACCGTACCCTTGAGTTTTTTATTCTCATCAACAACTTGCTGGGCGTAGCGCAGTGCCTCTTGACGTTCGCGTTCCGCAGATTCGGCGGCACGCCGTTGGTCGTGAAAACCTTTACTGAAGTGTTGCAGTCGCTTCTTGACGCGTTCGGAGTATTGCTCCATCTCGTCGTCAGTCAACTCCATAGGAGCCTTGGACTTTTGCTTGCCCCGATCGTCTTCATCACGATCATCAATCACTTCAATATCTAAGTCAGACTCCCCCTTCTCAGCCCTTTCGGGCTTGGCAGGCTTGTCTTCCTTCAAAGGGTCTGATCGACCCTCGATGGTAATTTCAAAATCACCATTGGCTTTTTCCTTTACACCCTTATCAGCGGCTTCCGCTTTATCGGGATCAGGGAACTCAAACTGTACTTGTTGGTACGCCATAGTTCATTCCTTAAGCACGCGTTACGCCACGCGGATCGGCTACGACAGCATCAATTGAATCGTCGTTCATGAGACGGTACTCAACACCACTCACTCGGACACGAGTGCCAGAGTTAGCGCGGAACACCACGTAATCACCAACTTTGCACCATGGCCCATCTGGGTAACGGTCTTTGTCGGAGTACGCTTGTGCTCCCATATCGAGTACCAAACCAGTCACAGTCATGAGCATTTCCTCATGTATTGTTTTCTGGGCTTTGATGATTCCCATATCACCAATTGTTTCCTCAACTTGAGGCAGGGCTATAAGCAACTTGTAGCCAACGGGTTTTGGAAGTTGTAATTCCAATTCTTCGTCGGTAACAGCGTTTTGAACTTCAATTGTCATCGTCATCATCCATTTGAGAACGCAAAAGGTCTTGAGTTGTTTGCATGGCAAGTTGGAGACCTCGAATCCTACCTACCACTTCCCGGTATTCGGCGAAGTCTTTAGCCCCTCCGTTTGCCAGAAACTGTGTTGCAGAGAGCGCATCCTCTGCGTGTTTTGCGATCAGCACGTCATAGACGGTTTTAGCCATGGATTACTCCCTACTGCCCGGCATTTTGGGCTGTTGTTGTGGTGTTGCTAACACCTTCAAAGCATCAAGACGGAGGCGTTCTTTGGCTTGGTCTTGCTGGGCTTCTACCCGCATACCTTCCTTCATCGCTTCAATCTCGACACGATCTTTATCCAACTGCAGTTTCTGTCCTGCAATCTGCGCGTCTGCTTGATCTTTTGCGGCCTTGCGAGACACTTCCATCTCTTGAATCTTGACCTTGGCCTGCTCCAGTTGGAACATCGGGTCTTGCGCTTGCGCTTGCGCTTGTTGCTGCGCGGCGTTCTGCTGGTGAGCCTGCGTAAGTTGTTTGCCTGCGTCTGCAACGAGACGTGCAAGCTGAACCTCCATGTCCTCTGGCAACTGCTCGTCTGGTGGAGGCAGTGGCACACCAAGGCGTTCTTCGATCTGCTTGCGGTATGAGAAGCCCAAGTGCTCGGCGATGTGGGCTTGCAGTGAAGCCATGATCTGCTGCGCCATCGGGTTCTGTCCGATTGTTCCTGCAATCATCGGGTCTTGCATGAACGATGTGTGCGTTGCAATGTGTGCATCGTGATCTTGGTAAATGAATGCTTTGATCGGTTTGCCCACAAGTGCTGACATGTTTTCAGACACGGGATCGCGTGGCTTCTGATCGTCCGACATTGGGATGATCTTGTCAGCGTTCTTGATGCCCAACACTTCTAACATCTGACGATGTAAGTATGGCAAGTCATAAATCTGCGGAGCCTTCTCCGACATCTGGAATGCCGCTTGGTACTGCACGACTCGCTGCGCCATTGTTGACGCGTTGGGGTCAGACACAGGGATGACATCCACTGTCTTGTAGTCTGCGCGGCGTGCGCGTGGGGGGCCTTGCTCTGGCTCGAATGTGTACTCTTCCGGCGCGTAGTCGGCGATGATTTCTTTGAGCAGCTTGAACTCTAACTTCATCGCGTAGTGCACGCGTGCTTGTACAGCGGCCATCGGCTTCAATGTGCGCTCAAGCAATGCAAGTGTTGTACCTACAGGTGCGTTAGCGGACATGTCGCTGATGTTCATATCGCTGATAGCGCCAAGGCGTCGGCCTTCTTCTGTAATACGTTGCAGTAACGCAAGCAGTGTCTGGCTAGGCTCCTTGTATGGGAGCATCATGATGTTGTCTTTGATTGCCCCTGACGGCACGTCCACATCACGGAACTCTCCCGGTGCGATCGGTGTGTCGTCACCCTTCACACGCAGGCCACGAGCCTTTAAGCCACCCGGCAAGTTAGACAGCGTGCCAGCATCCACCAATTGGCGAATGATTGCGGTTCCGGCGCGTGCGTAGCCACCAATGATGTGGATCAAGCCCAAGCCATAGAAGCCAAACCCGGGCACATATACATAGTGCACGAAGTGGTCACGCTTGCGAGTTAACTCATCGTCTGGGTTCCAGTTGCGACGCACAGCAAGAACTTCTTGCGTACCGCGCTCAATAGTCACCACGTATGGTTTTGCTAAGTCGTCTTCCTCATCGTCCACACCATCGATGCACAAGTGCGCATGAATCTCAAGCAGTGTGTAACGCTCGTCGTTAGTCAGCGTGTAGCCACCCTCTTCGGCTTTCTTCTTCTCAATATCTGTGTGGAACGCAATCGGCTCGCCTAAGTCTTTCTTACAGTAGAACCCGCTTGCCATCAAGCGATCCATCTCGTTCTTTGTCTTACGCATCACGTGTGTCACACGCTCGGCCTGCTCAATAGTTGACGCACCATAAGGCACGATCACATCTTCTGCTGGGATGTAAATCGCCACTTGACGACCCATGCTTGGATCGTAGTACACCTTCTTGAACGCAGAACCTGCAAGACCCAATGAGTACAGCATGCGCTCATGCTCTGGGCGATACTCCACCATGACGTCTGTCAACTGGTAGTTCATGTCTTCCTTGACACGATTAGCCGCTTCTTCCTTCTCCTTAGTCACCTTACCAATGATCTTAGTCTTGACAGGGCCAGCAGGTGGGAACGTTTCACTCATTGTCTCGGCTTGGAAACGGATCGCCGCTTCAGCCAACACTGTGGAGTACACGCCACACGCATCGTCCCAAGGCTCGGTGCGCTCTTCGTAGCGGAACCCTAGCACCTCAAGACCTTTGACAAATGTGTCTGACCATTCTTTGCGTGAGGCTGTGTCGGTATCAACCAACTCAGTCAGGTCACCTGCAAGTGTTGCAAGTGTTCCCTCGTCCATGTACTCAGCCAAGTTGTCGCTAAACTCTTCCTCACCATCCTCAGCGTCGTCAGGCACGATAGTGATCTCTACACTGCCGTCGTCCAGCGTCACCATATCAGGATTGACAATATCAATCTCCATCGCGCCCTCAGCCTCACCTAGTGCGTCAATGCCCAGCGGTGCAGAATAAAGACTCTTGTCTATGTTTGTTGCCATGATCTATCCTCAGTAGTAACCGCCACGACGACGTGACTTAAAGTATTTAATTTCCTCGGGCTCGTCAGACGGCAGTCTGATAAACCCACCCTGACGGAATCTCATGAGTGCCATCACTGCAGAGTCCACCAAGTCATCGTTGCTCATGAACGGAAATCCTGCGATCTCCTCCACAACTTCCTCAGCCCAGCGGGTCTGTGGAACCCAGCACAGCCTAGATGCGACGATGTCTGCCACGGAGTTTAACCGCGCTAACTTATCCCCGCTACCCCTGTGCGGGGTGTATTCCCCCACGGGCATACCCATCCGGCGCAGTTCTTGATAGAGCGCAGTCCCCGAGGACTTCTTCTCCACAATAAACGCATCTGGCTCCCAATCCTTGTATTCCTCAAGTGCTAACTTCTTAAGTTCTGGAAACTCAATCCGCTTCTTAATAGAGTTCAGGAGGATGATATGGTGGCATCCTTCTTCCTCGTTGAAGAACACTCCCCACGTGGTAAGCGCTGTGTAGTCGGCACGGTTGTGGCTTTCCGCTGCCGCGTCCAGACTCATGATCACGTACTCGCATCGGGGCGGGTCTTCCTTTTCCCAGATGTTCCACCACTCACGCTTGACAACTGACGCTTCCTCTGAGGTGGGGTTTTGCTGGTACTGGGCGTTCCACTGGAACGTAGGCATCGAAGCCTTGGTTCTGTACAGCGCTTTGAGGTCAAAGAATTCTGGCCACAAAGGTTTCTCGTTGTCTGTCCCCTGATTAAAGATAGCGGGAAACTCGACCACCTCGTACTGGTCTGCATCCTCGTTCTTACCCATGTCCCCCGTGACGCGGCCTGTCAGGTCGTTTTGGTGCCATCTTGTTTGGATGATGGCGACTCGTCCGCCGGGCATAAGGCGGGTACGGGCTCCGTATGTAAACCACTCGTACGCTTTATCAAACACGTCGAAGTTTCCATTGATGATGTCCTGTTCATTATGAGGATCGTCGACAAGCAAGAGATCAGCACCACGGCCAGCCAAAGCAGAACCGACACCACAGGCGAAGTACTCTCCACCCATGTTTGTATTCCACCGTCCAGCGGATTTGCTGTCAACTGCAAGGGTGACTGTCGGGAAGATTTGTTTGTATCTGTCATCATCAATAATATTCCGTACTTTTCGTCCGAAATCAACCGCCAAATCAGTTGTATGGCTGACCATAAGGACTTTCCGGTTCGGGAACCGGCCTATAAACCATGCGGGGAAATAAATGGAGACAAGTTGTGATTTGCCGTGGCGAGGCGGCATGTTCACGCATACCCTGTCCTTCTTCCCCTCAGCAATATCCATCAATAAGTCAGCCAATATGCGGTGATGCTTACCCACCTTGTAGTCTGGCTGCATGTGCTTACAGAACTCAATCAGGTCGTCATAACACGCACGGGCAGTCTTGCGGCTGTCCAAAATGTCCGCAATTTTATCAATTTCTGCCTGTTCTTCGGGCGAATACGAGTCCAAGTTATCCAGCATCAGCCGGATTTCCTCTTCCGTAAAGTCTAAAGTGTCAACTTGGGTCAACATCGTCGTCAAAAGTGGTGTTTTCGTCCAAAATTTCGGCTTTTTCTGCAGTTTTTGGCGTTTCTAGCCCCAATTCTGCGTCCACATCGATGATGTCGCCCCCTATCTTGACCTCGGCGTCCTGAATCACAGGCGGATTGACCAATCTTTGCAGTTTTGCACGCAGTTTTAGGCGTAATTCGTCGGTTGTCTGGTGCGTAATCGTGACTTCTGTCCTGTCGGTAAACAATCCAACGTCTGAAATTTTGCCCATCAACTCCAATGCACGGATGCGGATGCGGGGGTCAGGGTTCTGGGATTCCTCGATCAGTCTATTAGTTACTGTGTGGCGTAACTCCACCGCATGGTTGACCACTGCACGGCCATACTCATCCAAGTATGCACGGACATTCTGCAAGGAAGCAGGCGTCATCGCCGATGTGTTGACGTTGTTGGCTTTTTGCGACGTTGCTTGCGGGTTGACCGCATAGGCCGAAGTTAGCGCAGCGGCAACTTCTTTGTCTTCAGATGTTTCTGGGGGAATCTCTAAGCCGTGGTCTTGCAACAGTTCGATCGAACGGCACGCAGCCTCGGCCCGCTCCCGCAGGTCGACATACGCCATGTCAGGCGTGATCTCAATACCCAGTTCGGGCATCAATTCAAGTTCCATATTTTTCGCAAGTCTTAGTGACCGATGCACCAGTATACACATAGAACAAAATTTTTTGCAAGGGGGTACTTAAAAAGATGACGGGGGGTGTTTCCTATAAAAACGTACCTACCCGGGGAAACGTACCTGTAACAACATAGGGGGTGGCATGTTATGGTGTGTTATGTCACGTCGGCTTTGCTGCAGAGTTAAGGTAATTGCCTGCCGATTTAGTAAGGTAGGCAACGCCCGATTTGGTTTGGGTGGGGATCGTTCGTCTGTATTAGTAACCCTATGACAGCCACGGGACTCCTAACCACACAGCGGGGGGTGCTACCCCAGTGGGTCTACCCTCACCCCGATTCGGCGCGTCAACCCCGCCACCTTGTTAGTCACTGACTAACAGAACTACATGATCTGATATGAATCGACACGTTTGCCCTTGACATGACACGTTATCAGGCGTAAAGTTCAGTCATCGGTTGGGAAACGCGGACATAAGAAGCGCACTCACTCGATACTGTCTCGAAAGGACAAAAAATGAAAGCAGTTAAACTCTCCGCGTCAGCTATCGCTGACACCGTCAGCGTATTACGTGCCGATAACGCACTTGAAAAGCGTTGGCTGAAGTGCTCTGACACGTTGCGCTCTGAAGGCGTGACAAGTGAGTTGCTGAGTTCCGATGAGGAATTCCGCAAGTACTTCAAGTATGAAGTTGTTTTGCTTGCATACAGCAAGTTAGAGCAGAGCATTATGGCCTTGCCTGCTACGGCCTTGAGCGATGAGCAGAAGGTCACTAAGCGTTACGTTCAAGCGCAACTTGGTAAGAAGTTAGAACGTGTCGCGAAGTACATCAAAGCCTCTGAAATGGCCGAGACAATGACCGATGAGGAAAAGGGCGCGAAACGGGTCAGCGACATGGCCACGCGCCTTAAGAAGGACTTAGGTGTTTGGATCGACAAGGTCGAAAAGGCCGACGCGGTTTCATTCAGCGCGACTGAAATGATCAAGTACTTGAAAAGCGCTAGCGCTTTGATCAAGTGATCAAACCCCCGCAAGGGGGTTTCCAAGCCCCCGCAAGGGGGCTTTCTTTTAACTTGAAGGAATCAAAATGCAATTAGACCTTGTCGATGAAATGCAATGGGAAGACGTTGTTGAATTCGAAACCCTCGAAGAAGCAGGGCTAGAGGAATTAAGGGACGATGAGCCCACACATGGACACTACTTATCATGCGAAGGTAGTATTTATTCTTACACTGATTGGTTTTATGATAATGATTCAAGCGCTTTCAGCGCCTTGTAATTCAAGCCCCGCCCTAAAAAGCGGGGCTTTTTTTTTGTCCTTATTTTTTACCCTGTTAGTCACTGACTAACAGGATGATGCCAGTTTCTACAGTAGCGTGGCGTGGCGCGAAGCGTGCACCCTGCGAAGTTCCCACGTGTTGCGTAATCCACCAAACCTGGATCGGAGGGTTTGTTAGTCACTGACTAACAAGGTGATGCCAGTTTCTACAGTAGCGTTGAGCGAGACACAGTTCGAAAGTTCGTGATTGATAAAGTTCTAATGTAACTTTTTAGTGGGCTGTGTAAAGTTCGTTTTATTTAAATTCCTGCGTTGTTATGGTGTGTTTGAAAGTTCTTTTTTTGGCATAAAGTTCTTATAAAGTTCTTATAAAGTTCGCACTACCCGCGTACTTTATATTTTCGTGGCAGATCGTTGTTAGTCAGTGACTAACATGGCAGTTCATGCCTATGCAATGGTGAGTTATCTTATCTAATCTTAATAGTTTTATAAAGTTCTTTTTAGGGTCGGGTAGTCCGAAGGGTAAATTTATTTTCCCTCA